GTAGTACCGTTTAAAGTAATAACATCATTAGTTGCTCCAGATATAAAAGTTTTTCCAGTTGCATTATTTACACCTGTGTATAACCCTCCAACGAATTTATCTGTTCGGTCGGTTAATATATCTAAATCAGTAGCTGCTGTTTCTACTACGAAAGTAAAAGTAGCACCTAAGTTATTAGTTTGGTTTGGGTCGTCATCACGTCCAGGAGCTGTTGCTACGATACTAGGTAAAGTGAATTTACCGTCTGCATCGTTACAAGTTAAAATTTTACCCGCGTGTGCAGCCACAGTTAAAGTTGTGTCTGCGGTTAAACTGACCACGTTTGCATTACCAGCAGAAATAAATCCTGCCAGTGATTTAACTGGTCCACTGAAAGTTGATTTTGCCATATTAAGTCTCCTTAATTATATTTATCGTCTCGGCTTGTCTGCTAGGTCAGTCGATAAATAGTTAATGTTGTCCCTAGTTGATTTTTGATTATAACAAAAAAAAGGGGCAAATAAATGCCCCTTTATTTAATCTCTTTGAGTTATAAAGCAGAGATTAAGACTTCATTAAGATCTGTTTGTTTACGCTCCTGGTGAACCGAATACACATCTTGGGTTAGAGAACCCAAATGAGTATCTTTCTCTCGCCTTGAAACGCATGTTACCAGTGTCAAAATCACCTTCCATAGCAGTAGACAAAGGAGTTCTTTCAAAATGTTTGAACCCATCAGGGCAATCAGTTTTGATAAAGAACGCATCTGTATCTGTTAAGAAGTGATTGACGACGTAACCATCAGGCACCATGCCCATGTTTCTTACGGCGTTAATGTCGTTGTCAGAAGTGCCAACTCTTCCTGGTGTGCCCATGAGTCTGTCAGCAACAAACTGTAGATTTGTAGGAACGATTAGTTTCATACCTCTAAGAGCAAGGATCATGTCTCTGTCATCTTTGAAGTTAGCTATATCGATCAATGAATTTTCTAAAGAAGTTTCATTCAAATCAGCAGCAGTGCTTAACTCGTTACTCAACGTTCCGCCACTAGATAGAGGGTGGTCAGTAGCACAAAGCTCTTTCCCATCTCCACCAGTAAAACTGGAGTTGAAAGCGTTGTTTAGGATAGCAGCAGCTTTGACTTGCTTAGTGTGCGCCATACTTCTAGCTAATGCTTTAGTGTATCTTGCACCAAGTCTGTCATACAAGTTATCTTCGATAGCTTCCTCGGTGAGAGCAAATGCTAATGCAACTGTCTCGTGAGTGTATCTAGCACTGTATGATTCTGAAGCTGTATCAAAACTTACGCCTTGTCCCTCAGTTTTTGTAGGGGCGTTACCGAAACCTACGAGTAGCACATCTTCTTCAAACGCTCTGTCAGAAGAAACTGTGTCGTAAATTTCAGCGTGCTCGTTTTCGTATCTTTGATACTCCATTCCGAAAAGAGCATTCAAACCAGGCTCTAATTCTTTTGCTAATTGTGCTCTAGATATTGCCATTATTAAACCTCTTACGCTAAGCCAGCGCTTTTTTGGCCCATAACGTGGTTTTGTATAACCACGATTACGTTAGTGCCAACGCTCGCTGTATCGGAATTCTCTGGATCTTGCGAAATATCAATAGCTTTCAAAGGAAGCGTAGCTGTTGTAGCTCCAGTTGAAGTATCTAATTGAATGTTTGAAGTTCCAGAACTTGTGTCACCAACAGGAGAAGACTCAACTACGTCAAAGTTACCAAACAAGTCAGTTATAGGGAATGCCTCATCTGACTGTATGCTAAATTCGACCATTGGGTCATCTATCACGTTGGCGATAATGTCGCTTGCAGCGATGCTACCAGGGTAGTGGTTTTTAAAGACCTGTTCGCCAGTAGTAGGATCAGTGTATGAGACACCGTTAAAGACACCAACAATTGGTACAGTACCACTTGCAGCATGTCTACCGATAGTTCCAGTAGTGAGTTGAGTTACCAAATCACCTTGGAAGATAGCAGTAGTTGCGCCACTTGCGATTCTGTATCTTTGTTGTCCGCCTGTCCACGGTTGTCCACCGACCTTTCTAACTGGGACCAAGCCCATTTTAGTAGTTTCGTTTGCCATGTTATTTTCGACTTAAATTCCAAACGTTAAAATAAAGAAGAACTATTAATTTTTAGTTCCTCCACCAAATGAAACCTTACTATTCCTTTCTCTAGAGATAGGCATAGCAGGATTCTCTTCACGCATTAAGTCATTGTCAACTGCTGTCATTTGGTTAGCGGTTTGTTGTTGATAATACTGGTCACGTTGTTCGACAACGTTCTCGTCAATTTTGCAGAGTATCAACCCACCAACACCGATGACGCCAGCATGACGACCATCATCAATTGTAGGATAATCGTAACCAGGAACCTCTTCAGGTTTAACTGGCTCCCAACCTTCTCTAAATCTCTTAGAGACGTTACTGCGATCATCGAAACCTAAAACTTCAGCTCGTATCCAACGATACTTGATGCCCGGAGGCGGATCGTTAGGTACTTCTAACATACTTGGAGGAGTCCAAGGCTGTTTGGCTTTTTTAGATTCCCTAGTATCTTCAGACCTAGGAGTTTTGTTAACTGTATTTGTTTCCTTACTCACGATTTTTGTAACCTCGCTTTTTGTATTGCGTAATCTTTAAATGAAACGCCTAAACGTTTCGCCAATCTTTGCTCGCTTGGAGAAAGCTCCACTCGATTACTTTGTTTGCGTCCACTTGATGTTGTGCGTGATGGTGAAGCAACCGTTTGGACGGGTTTTTGGTCAGCTTCCACGTTATTAAACCTGTTAGGCAATTCGTTCTTCAGCCTAGTATCTAATTCATTGTAGTACTCATCAGAGTTTAAATCAAAACCTTCGCCTGCTAACTCTTCATGAATCGACAAAGCTACGTTGGTAGCTATTCTGTCGGATCCAAACCAAGTATTTTTTTCAGCCCAGTTCTGAGCCTTTGGCGATGGTTCGTTATATTCCTCAACTTGCGGTGCAGGCTGAGCAATCTCTGGTGCAGTCTGTTCTTTTGGAGCGTTAGCTTTTTCTATTTTTGCTCTGGATTCGCTTGCTTCAATAAACTTTTTCTCAGCTATTGCTGTGCTTAAAGCTTCTGTCGCTCTAGCGATTGAATCTGAATCGTTAGCTTCAACCGCTTGTTTATGCGCTTGTTTTGCTAATTCGATTGCAGCTTCGGTTTCGTTTTTGCGACTTTCAAACATATCTTCTTCAAAAGTTTGTTTGCTAGTTTTTAAACGCTCGTTTTCTTCTTGCAGTTGTTTAGCGTATTGAATGGCCATCAACTCTCTGCGTTGAAAGTCTTTCGCTTGCGCTACTGCTTTGTTGATTCGGTTCTGCGCATAGGCAGCTTTCTTTTCGACCTCAGATTTATCTTTGGTTTCTTCGACAACTTTTTGACTTGTTTCAAAGTCTTCTTTGATGTCGTCTTCTTGCAAAGGTTTGAGTTCGTCTTTGTTATCGTCTAACTCAATGTATTGAGTTTCTTCAGAAACATCCTCGTTTACTCTTTTACCAACGGGCATTGCAGCTTTTTCAATCTGCTCCTCCGATATTTCTGGTAGTTTGTATTCTTCTTGTTCAGCCATAATAAATCACCTATAGAGTTTTAATGTCATCAGGATCTGTAATCGTTCCAATAACTTCATCGTCGTTAATTATCCTTACCTCATGGTTGTCTTCTAGGCGAAATCTCGCGCCAGCGTAACGACCAATCAATACCCAGTCTTTTTCCTTACACCAAGCAACGCCTTCAAACTTACCTTCATCTTGGTAAGCCGTAGGCCCAACTTTCAAAACGTAAGCAACCACGGTCGCTAACGATTCGCGTTCTAAAGTTGAACTGGTTAAATGGATTCCACCTTCGGTGACAGCTCTGCCTTGATAAGGCAAAACTAAGAGTCGCCAGCCGGTGGGACTTGGTAATCTTTCTAGTAGTGATTTGTCTAACAGAGACGGATCGAGCACTCTGTTATCTGGTTCTACGAAAGCTGAATCTACGTTGGTAACTTCTTGCGCTTTCGCTTTTGCTCTTTCTTCTGCGATGTGTTTTGGAACTGCTAGTTCTGACATCGATTATTCCTCTTGTTGCAGCACCTCTCTTATTTCTGCTTCCAAGGAGCGAAGTGCTGTTAACTCTCCAATGTGGAAGCGATAGTCTTCCACGGATTGTATATTACCCGCGCCCAATGTTTCAAGTATATCTTGTTGTCTTTGATTAATTTTTTTTAACAGCCATTCGGCTAGGTTTACTGCATCCACCTAATAGTCTCCCCAAGTTTTTACTTTTTTGCCACCGTAATACTCAACTGCATGCCCTTCTTTGATTAATATTTTACAGATATCTTCGCCGTCTTCGGTGTACGGTATGCCTAATATTCTGCCGTACTTACCTTTGCCTAAAGATTTTATTTTAAATTTACCGACGCATAATTCTTGCAATCTTTTTTTTGCAGCAAGACCTAATTTTTTTTCTGCTAAGTCTCTAGTCCTAGATTCAGGAGTATCAATGCCGTGCAAACGTACGCGCTGTTTGTGCAGTTTGACATCAAAACCCAGATCCAAAATTACATCTACCGTGTCGCCGTCGACAACTCTATCGAGTTCGGCTTGGTATACAAAAGCGTCTGGATTATCACTCATAGCTAGGAGTCAGTGCCTGAAAAGCTATATTTGGGGAGGGTTATGAAGTTGCATACAGACACTGACAGTTACTTATCCCTTTTGATTAATAGTTCTGCTTGTTTAATTCTGTTCGAAGAATCTAATCTATCTCTGCCTAGATCGTCTTTCATTCTCGCTATCTCTTGAGTAACGTTTAATCTGTCTTGTGCTAGTTGCATATCTTGCATAGCTTTCTGTGCATCGAACTGTTGTTTAGCAAAGAACTCTTCACGTTTTCTATCGACGTCTTGAGCTTTGATATCTAATTCTTTATCACGCAACTCAACCAAAGGATCTGGCGGTGGAGCTGGTGGCACGAAGGCAGCGTTCACTTGTTCCATCAAAGTGGCCTGTATTTGTGCTACGTCTCTAGCCACGGCTGTTTGCATTCGTTGCAACATCATCTGAGCTTGTTCGGGTGGCATTTGTTGAATCATTTGCATGGTCTGCATGTACCCAGGATCTTGTTGGTTTTGTTGTTCTACCAACTCGGCAGCACGCAACGCGACGTGTTGATAAACGTGGCCTTGCACGGCGCCTAAAATAAGCGGATTGGTCATCACGTTAGTGGTACGCGCAAACGATAAATGCACGTTGATGTGCGCATCGTGGTCTTGTCCAGAGAACGCTTGTACCTGTTGTCCAGACAGTAGCAATTGATTTTCCGTTGCAGGGTCAGTTGGCATCGGTTGCGGTGGTGGAGGTAACAAGCGTTCGATGTTCTGTACGCCCATAGCAGAATACATTCTGCGATAAGCTTCGTAAGTTCCTTGCGGCCCGTGTATCTGTGGGTTTGAATTTACGACCGTTAGTATCTCTTGCGCCAACATAACACGTTGACTCATGGAGAATATGTTCGGATCCGATACAGGCAAGACATCGACACGATCGTCGAAGTCTATTTGTTTGATCATGCGATCGCCGTTGGATGTCATGTACGGATATTCTGGCGGCAAGTATTCAGCGAATACTTTTGCCAACAACCCAAACTCAAAACGTTGCGAAGAATGCAAACGTTTATGAATGGCTGACATGACTTTGGTACCACGCTCTAACAATGCGACCGTGGTACCAACTGGCATTGCTTGATTAGCGTCACCGATTTGCATGTCCGCCAACGCTGCAAATCTTCGACCGCTATCAACCAATGTGCCTAATAAATTCAGTAATGTGCCCGAAGGTTCTTTGAACGGTAACGGCACAAACGCATCACGCAGACTACCGCCTGGTGCATCCATGTCACGAAACTCTCCAGGCTGTAACGGTTGATCGTCGTTACGAATACGAATACCTCTTGCTTTGAAACCAGCGGGTAAGTTCGATAACGTGCCCGCATCAATCAATTGTCGCAAGATGGAGGTTGACGCTTTCGATAGCCCACCGATCATGTGCGTCAACCCGAAGCCGTAAAAGCCTAAACCTGGTAAAAACTTGTAGTGGACAAAGTAATTAATACGTTTCTTGGTGATATCGTTGGCTTTGTAGTTCCTACGAATCGATAAGATTTCGCTTGAATTAGTGGACAAAGTTATGACGTACGGCAGTTTGATGCCCGTTGGTTCGCCTTCTTCGTCTAGATCCTCGTAGCCTGGTAGATCCAGTTCAGTGTGTATTTCGTAAACGCTACAAGTATCACTCTCGTTGTAGCTTGGTTCGATGCCTTGCAGATCGTCTATCTCTGATTGCACTTCATCGTAGTTATCGTCAATGATCGCACTCGTTGATATGTCAACGTCACGATAGAAACCCGCTTGTTGTAATTTACGCACGTCGTTCATCGGCATTTCGATGATGTGCGTTATTCTGGTAGCACTGTAAATGTCGGTGGTGGCGTACGGCACAACAAGATCTTCGGCGGGCACGAAACGCGACACCGCTCGACGTAAGTTGTTGTCGTAATAAACTTTACGGAACGCAGATCCAGATAGCGGTAGATAGAACAACAGCTGATCGGTTTCGCTGTCGTACTCTTCCATAACGTTCATGAGTTGATAATTCATGAACTCGCGCACTCTATCGGCTTGAGCATCAGAATCTGGCGTGACCGCACCGATGACTTGTGTGCGCACAGGACCGTTTGAAGGTATCAACTCCTTGTAGGCTTGCGCCTGGAACTGAGTGACCGATTCTGCAAGTAGCGGGTGCATAACTCCCGAAGCGCCCTCAAACGGTTGCGAGCGTTCTTCGTAATTCATGCCGAGAGTTTCGAGCCCCTCTTTGTAGGTGTCCTCCCAGTTTTGACGCGATGACTTGTCGCCCTCAACGGCATCAATCAAATCGTTGTAAATGCCTGTCAGCTCGTCTTCATCGATAAGCTCTGCTAAGTTTGCGTTAAATTCTTCTTGTATGTCTGGCGTTAAGACAGAACCGAAAGATATTGTGCCGTCTTCAAGCGTTTCAAAACTAGCTAAGTCTATGTCGCTGTCTTCTGGCAGACTGACCTTGATTGACTTGTCTTGATTCTCAACGTCTAGATCTATTTGATCTTCTGCATCTATTGCTTTTTCTATATCCGCCATCAGTGTATTGTCTTTTTCTTGCCTGTTAACTCTGTGCTTACGATATCGGTAAGCTCTCCAATAACTATTAGTCCCATAGTGTCGGCTATTTCTTGCGCAGAGTCAAAGTCTGTAGCAAAAATATTTGGCCCAGCGTAAATCTTGTCGTCGGTTTCTTCGGTGTATTCAGTTAGATATATTTTCAGATAGTCGCTAATCATCGCTCGATATGGATTTAGCTCTTCTCTCTGCGGAGTTTAGTAAATTTTCCGCGTGGTCGGTTAGCTTGATGCCGTGCTCGTAAGCTTCCATTTGTTCTTCAAGAGTCATTTCGCCTTTTTCTAAAAAAGCTATGATCTTTTCCATGCGATCTCGAGCTTCCTCAAAAGAAAGATCGTCGATGTTTATAGACATGTTTATCTTTTGGTTCTTCTTGAACCTGGTTTCTTGCTGGTTTGCACAGACTTTCTTCTTGCTAAAGCGCTTCTTTGTTTCATGCCTGGCAATATATCTGTGCCTGCTTTGACGTTAGGATAAACCTCCTTCTCGTTTTTAATTCTAGGCTTGTAATCGTCTCTAAGCTGTCTAATGGCTTTTTTTAATCCTTTTACTTTGCTCATTTCTTTTTCTTTTGTGCGTTTAAGTAATCTCTCAAGTTGCTATAGCCTGCTTTCTTAATTTGATCTTTAGTAACCGTGCTGTACTTTTTACCCTTGTAAGTAAACGTAGCGTTAGGGCCTTTATCTTTTCTAGCTTTTTTAAAAGCTTCACCAATAGTTTTAGGTTTGTTTCTTAACGCCGATAAACCACCTATCAAAGTAGCTCCACCAACCAATAAACCGCTA